CCGTAAACTGCTTGTCTACATTCTGAACTTCTATCGGTGTGATGTCTGGTGAAAGTTCCTTTCCGTCGGAAAAGACGGTCATTACTGAACCACTATTCTTCACACCGCCAAAAGACCTTTTCAATCCTCCGATGATATTATCTCTTTCTTCTTGTGTGTTTGGCTTTCTGTAAAACTTTATAAGAAGAGATGGGTTGAAACCATTTTCTATAAGACTTCTGTAATATAATCCAACCTGGCTTTCTAATGTAATCCAGTCGATTGCTCCTGTATATGAAGGTTCACCATAATAATCGTTGGCTACTTTTTGTCCAGGAATGTAAAGGAGTTGTCTGTGGTTCTCTCTATCACCTCTATCTAATGGATATACACATACCGCTTCTTCTCTTCTGTCTGTCCAATCTCTTTTGTAATACCATTCTGTTACTTTTCCTTCTTCGTATTTTCCACTTCTCAGTTTCGATACGTCTATTCTATTTACCTCTACAACTCTTGAAAAGTCGAGCGACCATATTATCTCTATAGCCATTGCACCAAATATCTGATAATCCAATGATAAGATACTTTTGTCTTTTTGAAGCTGTCCTAATAAAGAAAGTATTTTTATGTTTTCTGCCTCGCTTATCAATGTGGTATCATATGTCCATTCCTCTCCAACGACCATCTCTGCTTTTGTTTTTACAATAGCATTGTGTGTAGGACTTGTGTTGTATAAGTCTTTCAGGTATTCCGGATAAAGGTTATCACTTCCGTAGTTTACCCATTCGTTTGTCCTGTCTGCGTGTATATAAGGGAGGTCTGTCTGTATAGCAAAAGAAAATCCCTCAACTCCGTCTGATATATTTTGTCTCGTGTTCGGAAGAGTTACCGTTATCGGTGCTATCGTCTTTTCTTTTCCAAGGTTTATTCCAAAAATCTTCATTTTTATATTGTTTTTTTATAGCTCCTTGAATAGAAGTCGTCCTTCTTCTAAAAGGCTTGCCGTTCCTGTTGGAAAGCTTATTGGTCCGGATGGCATAGGTCCTACACATCCCCAAACTTCATAGTTCCATTGTGATGGGAAATCGTTATTTTCTCCGTAAAGCCATATGTTATATCCAAGATTTATCCAGTCGCCATTGGCCCCAGCCGATGCAGTGGCAGATGCTGTTACCGTTATTACAAACTCGTTATACCTGTCTGGTGCTGGAGATACATCCACCGTTGAACGCAGTGCGAAGTCTATATTGTTACCACTGAGCTTGTTTGTTATTCGGAAATAATAGAATAAATCATTATATGATGCCACAGACGGCGTATAAAAATCGTATTTCTCTTTTAGAGTGAAGACGACTTCCGTGTTTATTCCTGGATTTAGTGTTATCATATTGAAAGTATATTTTATCGCGTATTCGTTTATCGTAAAAAAGCCCGCGTGTTGCGAGCTTTATTTTTATGCTTCATTATAAATAGAAGTTATTCCTTATGCCAAAATCAAATAAGGTGATATTGCAGCATAATCAATCTCATAGGCTTGAAGCCTTTCAGATGCTGTAAATACCACTTCGTATCCATTTCTGTCAGTTTTCTGAACTCCTGTTCCACCATCTATTCCGGTAACTCTTGCACCTTCAATAAGGCCTATAATCCAATAGATGTTATTACTATCTAAAACAATCAAAAGGAGGTCTTTTTGTCCTGCTATAAGTTTATTTATATAAGTTCTTTTAGTCGTATCTCGCCTCGTTAGAACGAGTGTCACCACTTGATTGAAGTATGTTGTTCCCGCAGCTAAATCAATCGCTGTGGTCTCTTGAAAGTTACATACATTTTTGTTAGTTTCTATTTCAAAGAACGCGAATGTTGACACGGTTTGATTTGTGTTCGGTGGTGCAGGGTCTGACGATTGTCCAATCAGTGGGGTGAAGCCTAGGAAGTCAGGAACGATTGTTGTTGTGTTTGTACCTGCGTTGTATGAAGATGAAAGGACTGCTCCAGACCAGTATGTTGCTGTTACCGTTACACCATCTATCTGCATTACATTGTATGTGAAGTAAAACCATCTTCCTGTTGTGAATATAGATGTTTGATTACCCGGTATTGTTACCGATACTAATATTCTCACAAATCCTGAGGTGGCGATATTCACCGTTGCTACTGTTGATATTACTGCATTAGGACCAGCTGGTGTTATACCAGTGATTTCTCCACCAGTTATTGTTGGTGAAAACTCGGTAAAATCTGCCACCAGTATTTTTTTTATTCCTCCGGCGTTCAGGTCACACGTCTTAGCGAGAGGTGTGGTCAATCCATTACATATTGCCATTTTTATATTTTTAGTTTTTATAAGAAAACCCACTCACCGTTATGGTGGTGGGTTTCTTTTGTATCTTTTGTATCTTTGTTTGGATTATGCCAAAGTTACCAATGCACCAATAATCGCTGGGTCTACTTGCCAAGCTTGGTCTGGTTCCATTGCTGTAAAAGTTACCGTATATCCATTTCGGTCTGATTTAGCGACACCAGTTTGTCCGTCAATCGCTGTTACATAAGAACCTTCAGAACGACCTGATAGCCAATAGTTTCCATTACTATCTAAAATGATAATAAGTAACTGTTTTTGTCCATCGATAAGTTTGTCGATAAATGTTCTTTTAGTTGTCTCACGTCTTGATAACTCTAAAGTTATGATTTGATTGAAGAACGTTGAGCCATTAGCCAAATCGATATTTACCGTTTCTTGAAAGTTACATACGTTTTTATTTGTTGCGATTTCAAAGAAATCCACTGATGTTGTAATAGCAGACAACCAGTTTCCAACCTGTGGAGACGCTGCTGCTGCTTCTGTATAACCCGTAACATTTGCGAAATCCGTTACGAATATTTTGTTGACACCTCCTGCATTTAGCTCACACGCTTTTGCTAAGGCTCCTGATAATACACTACATATAGGCATTTTATATTGTTTTTGTTTTTTATGGCATTAGGGGCCTAAGCCCCATTGCCTCTGTTTTTAGATTATGACCAATAGAAAACTACTTCTGAACCATAGATATAGTTTACACCAAACTTGAACTCACCTGTCATTCTAACAACTGGAACACCTGTTACGGATTTTTGTGGCAAGATTTGAACGTCTTCGAAATCAGATACTAAATCTGTAAGTAAAAGTAAGTTTGATTTTCTTGCAGCAACCATATAGTTTGCTGTTGCTCCTGGTGCTACTGAAAGTTTCACATCTAAGAAGTGTAACTCACCATAGTTTTGCATGTAGTATGCTTCAGATGATGCAGCAGCCAATGCTTGTCTGTATGCTCTATGAACTGTAGGAGATATGAATATTCTCATATCATCTTCTAAAATAAGTGCTTGTGGAATAGCGTTATAAACTTTTGTTAGTTCAGCGATAACGTTAGAAGTTGTAATAGAAGCAGTTCCAAGTACATCGATTACTGCTGCGTCTGCTTTGAACTGTTTGTAAAGTCCGTCACAGATAGATAATGGATATGAAGCAGTTGCACTGTCACCAGCCCATACCATTTTCTCTGTATCTGCAGATACTTTTAGTGCTACTTGCTCTAATAGAAAACTTTCAACAGATGCTGGCATGATTTCGTCATTGTTAGAACCTGGTCTCAAAAGTTGTGATAAATAGTCAGTCTCAAAAGTTCTTTGACAGTACTCTAAGTTGATTTTTACTGGACACACTTCCAAAGTTTTTTGCGATAATGTGCCTTCACCTTGTCCAGAGAAAGAGCAATCAGCATCAGCAAGTATATTACCAATGTTTAGTTGACCGATTTTCACTTTTGATTTTACGTTAGGAATAAGCTTGAACTCACTTTTAGAGTTACCTGTTAGTAACGCGTTTGCATAAAAGCCTTCCAAATCTTTACCATAGAAAGTCGTGTTATCCGTGAACGCTAACTTGAAGTTTGATTTATTCATTTTGTTTTTTATTTTTTTTTGTATATACTGAAAGTATATTATGGTGTTATTTCGTAGATTTTCTCAATGATTGCAATCTTTCGATTACTCTTTTTTCATTGTTTTCTCTTTCTTTCTCTCTATCGTTTTTGATAGTGATACTCGGTGCTCCTGCCATAGAAGAAAGCATCTCTACTTTGTCTTCAAGTGCTTCTATTTTTTTCAACATAGCATTTTCTTCGTCTCCTTCTGCCTCTTCTTCAACAGTCTCTACATTTTCAAGTTTATCTAATCTTGATGTAAGTTCTGCGATAACTCCTCTAAGTTCGTTGAATATAGGTTCAACAACCGATAAGACATCTGTTCCAACAGCTGGTGCTTCTGCTACCGGCTCTGCCATTTCTTCTTCTGTTCCTGGAGCAGCTGCAGCGATAATCTCTGCCACTTTTCCTTCTTCTATGATGATTTTAGTTCCATCTTCAAGCTCATATTCACCTGCATCAGCAGCTACCTTCGTGCCATCTTCTAAAATCAAGAAAACTTCTTTTCCAACAGCAGCATCGCCTTCCCAAGTCAATGTTAGTCCGTCTTTTGTTTTTACTTCCATTAGTTGTGTTTTTATTTTATCGG